GCATTGCGGGCGGCGGATGCTGGTCACGTCCACGCTGCGCGATGGGGAATTCAAGATCAGGAGGTATCGGTGCCCGGTGTGCGGGTATACCTGCAAGCGAGCAATGTGAGTCTATCGCCCCGCTGCTCCTCGCGCCGCAACGCCGCGCAGCGCTTCGCCGCGCCGCGCAACGCAACGCAACGCAACGAAAAAAGCCTCCGGCTCATGGCCGGGGGCTTTTTTTATGCCTGACAGATCTGTAGCCCACCCGTTTGCGTTGGAGAGCGGAGTCGGGTAGCAATGACTCGACGATACAGGCGCGTCTGATCCGCGCGCCGGTCTAGCCCCTAGCCATGCATGGGCGGCTGGGGGCTTTTTCATTGCGCAATCCGCTGACAGTTCTACGCCGACTGCTGGCCGGGGAGCTCGCGCGCGATCCGCTGGACGAGCGGTGGTACCGCGACGAGGCGCCGGCGGAGACGGCGGCGGGGCCTCTGGTGACGCCGGACCGGGCACTGGCGTTCTCGGCCGTGTATGCGTGCGTGCGGTTCATCGCGGGATCGATCTCGATTCTGCCGATCAACGTCTACCAGCGCACGGGGAGCAAGCGCCGCGTGCAGGACGAGCACCCGGTGCAGTGGCTGCTGCATTACGAGCCGCACCCGGACCAGACGCCGCATTCGTTCCGCGAACTGACGGCGGCGGCGATCGAGATGCGCGGCAATGCGTTCTGGTGGAAAACCCGCGACGCACTGGGGCGCGTGAAGGCGCTGCGTTACCTGCATCCGGATCTGGTGCGGATCAAGGTCGAGGGCGGCCGGAAGGTTTTCGAGGTGCGGGAGGACGCCGGGGGCTGGCGTCGCGCGACGTCCGAGCAGGTGCTGCATATCCCGAATTTCGGGACGGACGGCGCCGGGGGGCTGTCGACGCTGGCCTGCGCGCGCGAGGGCGTGGGGCTGGGCGTGGCGGCGGAGCAATTCGGGGCGAGCTTTTTCCGGAACGATGCGCGGCCGAGCGTCTACATCCAGTCGCCGAACAAAATCAGCGACGAGGACAAGGCTCGCTACCGGGAGAACTGGCAGCAGGCGCAGACGGGGGCGAACCGGTTCAAGATCGCGATCATGGACCAGGGGAAGGATCTGAGGCCGATCCAGATCTCGCCGGTCGACGCGCAGTACATCGAGACGCGGACGTTTCAGGCGGAGGAAATCTGCCGGTTTTTCGGCGTGCCGCCGTTTTTCATTGGGCTGCTGAGCAAATCGACGAGCTGGGGCTCGGGCCTCGGCGAACAAAAATTAGGCTACCTGACATTCAGCCTGCTGCCGCGACTGAAGCGGATCGAGGACTGGCTGGACAAGAGCCTGCTGACGCCGGAGGAACGGCGCGCGGGGCACTACACGAAGTTCAATATTCGCGCATTCCTGGCGGGCGACCAGAAAAGCCAGGCGGAATTCCTGAGCAAGGGGCGCGAGTGGGGCTGGTACAGCGCGAACGACTGCCGCGAGTGGCTGGAAGAGGACCCGATCGCGGGGGGCGACGACTACATCCGGCCGATGAACATGCAGCCGATCGGCGCGCCGGAGTCCGCCGGTAATTCCAATGACAATTCCAAGGGCAATGGGGCGGACGAAGCCGTCGGCGAGGGGGACGGTTTCGCCGCGGCGATGCGCACGCTGAACGGCGCATTGAACGGCCACGCCAACGGCAGCCTGAACGGGAGGGGCGCGCATCATGCGTGATCTGGCGCAGAAGCCCATGCGCGCGAGCCTGCACGCGGGGAGCCTGGCGGCGGGCAAAGTGGACGCGGCGCGCCGGCGGATCACGGGGTACAGCGTGATCACGCGGGGCGAGGCGCGGGGGCATGCGTTGTGGGTCGACAAGACGTTTTTGAAACAGGTGGCGCAGTCGGGCAACGGCGCCGCGGGCGGGGTGCGGACGCGATTCAATCACCCGTCGTTTTTCGGAGACGGGGCGCTGGGGACGGCGCTGGGCCGGAGCACGAATTTCCGCGTGCGGGGCGACCAGGTGCTGGCGGATCTGGAGCTGCTGGAGGCGGCGAGCGAGAGCCCGAAGGGGGACCTCGCCGGGTATGTGCTGAAGCTGGCGCAGGAAGCGCCGGACCTGCTGGCCGCATCGATTGAGTTTTCCTTCGACTGGGTGGAGATGGAGCGGTTCATCGCGGCGCACGAGGACGCGCGTGGACAGTTCATCAGTCCGGACGCAGACAACACGAACAACTTCATTCACGCGCGGCTGGTGGAGCTGCTGGCGAGCGACCTCGTGGACGAACCAGCGGCGAACCCGGCGGGGCTGTTCGGCGCGGGCGATCCACAGGCAACCGAACAATTCCTGGCGTATGTGCTGGGCCTGAGCGACGAGGCGCCGACGGCGGCGCTGGGGCAACCGGAGCGGACGCGGGAGCAGGTGGGGGCGTTTCTGCGGGGGCGCGGGCTGGCGCTGCGCGCGGCGGAGCCGGCCGAGGCCGCGGCGAACGCGGCGACGGCCGAAATGCTAATGGCAATGGAAAGCCGCCTGCGCGTGGCGATGGCGGAGGGATTCCAGGTGATGGGCCAGCGCATCGCGCTGCGCATCCAATGACAGGAGGGTCCACAGATGGACAGTAAGGCACTGCGGCGCAAGGCCGACGAGAAGCTGGCCAAGTATCAGGAAGCCGTCGGACTGGCGGCCAGCGAGGGCCGCGAGCTCAGCGAGGACGAGACGCGGCTGAAGACGGACGCGGAGCGACTGGAGGCGCAGGCGCGCGAGCTGGAGGCGGTGGAGACGCAGCGCGCGGCGTATTCGCGCGGCGTTGACGATGAGCCGCGGGTCGACGCGGGGAACATCCAGCTGGGCCGCGACCGGTTCGAGGACGACCCGAAGCGCGGGTTCCGGAATCCGCGCGAGTTCCTGATGGCCGTGCTGAACCACGCGCGGGGCGGGCGGCTGACGGAGCAACTGAAGAGCCTGGCGGCGGGGAGCGACGAGCAGGGCGGGTACAGTGACCCGTATGGCGGGTTTCTGGTGCCGGCGGGGTTCAGCCCGGACCTGCTGTCGACGATGGCCGAGAGCGATCCGATCAGCGCGCGCGTGCGGCAGATCCCGATGAACGCGCCGACGGTGGCGTTCAACGCGAGCGTGGACAAGGACCACTCGTCGAGCGTGTCGGGCGGGTTGCGGGTTTACCGGCGCGCGGAGACCGACACCGTGCCGGCGAGCCGGATGCAATTCGAGCAGGTGCGGCTGGAGGCGCACAGCCTGTTCGGCGTCGCGTTCGCGACGGAGGAAATCCTGCAGGACTCGGCGATCAGTTTCATCTCGCTGCTGGAGAGCGGGTTCGGCAAGGAATTCGCCGCGAAGCTCGTGGACGAGCGGCTGAACGGATCGGGCGTGGGCCAGTTCCTCGGCGTGCTCAAGTCGCCGTGCCTGATCACGGTGGCGAAGGAGGGCGGCCAGCCGGCGGACAGCTTCGTCTACATGAACCTGGTGAAGATGAGAGCGCAATGCTTCGGCTATGGCAACGCGATCTGGCTGGCGAACCACGACACGCTGCCGCAGCTGCTGACGCTGGTGAATCCGGCGGGGCAACTGATCTGGCAGCAGTCGGCGCGCGACGGGGAGCCGGATCGCATCCTGGGTCGGCCGATTATTTTCACCGAGTTCTGCGACACGGTGGGGGACGCCGGAGACATCGTGCTAGGCGACTGGTCGCAGTATCTGGAGGGGACGTATCAGCGTCCGGGGTCGGCCGAGTCGATTCACGTGCGGTTCGAGAATCACGAGCGCGCGTTCAAGTTCTACATGCGCAATGACGGGGCGCCGTGGTGGCGGTCGGCGTTGACGCCGAAGAACGGCGCGGCGCAGCGTTCGCCGTTCGTGACGCTGGCGGCGCGCGCGTAGCGCGAGGGCCTGAGCAAGCGGCCGGGGCGCGCGGCGCAAGCGGCCCCGGCCCCGTATAACCAGACGGGGGAAAATCCAATGGCAATCGAAATCGAATTCATCCGCGACACGCGCGAGCGCGAGGGCGGCCCGCACAAGGCGGGCGAGCGGATCAAGGCGGAAGCGGCATCGGCGCAGCGGTGGCTGCGGCGCGGCGCGGCGCGTCTGGTGGCGCCGACCGAAGCGGACAAGTCGAAGGCCGCGGCAAAGCCGGCGGAGGCCGAGAAAAAGGGCGGGAAAAACTAACAGCCCGATTGAACTGAATCCACACGAGCAGGAGAAAGACCATGGTGAGCTCGGTTGCAACGGACAAGATGGCGTGCCGGCAGAAATTGCAGATGTTCGATCACGATCCCGGCGCGACCTCGGCGAAATTGTGCAGCCCGGACGGCGGCACGACGATCAAGTACCTGGACATGCGCGAGTATACCTCGCTGCTGGTGGCGGCGATGCTGACCGTGCCGGGGACGGGCGGGAGCATCACGAAAGTGGAGATCGTGGCGAGCGCGGACGCGGCGTTCACGTCGCCGGTGGTGATCGAGGACCCGGGCGCGGTGGCGGCCGACGCGACGGGCGATTACGTCGTGGCGGAATGCACGGCGGAGGAAATCGCGCAGGCGGGAACGGACAACGGCGTGGATCTGCGTTACGCGGCGGCGCGGATCACGATGAGCGCGGCCGACGCGGAGGCGTGCGTGTCCTATCTGGCGAACCCGCGGTACCCGCAGGACGGGCTGACGGCGACGACGATCGCGTAATTCCAATGACAATGCCAATCGCAACGGAGGGAGCGGGATGATGCTCCGGATGACACGCAAACAATGGATGCCGGCGGCGGCGGTGAGCGCGCTGCTGTGCTGCGCGGGGCTGGCCGCAGCGGCGGGGTACCTGAACCTGGGCTGGACGGGGATTCGGATCGGCGACCCGAACGACCTGGACCAGGGGACGGTGATCAACCTGCTGGAGGTGGCCGAACTGGAATTCACGGACGACACGAGCACGACGGCGAGCGTGGACGTGGGGTCAAGCTATTACGTCGGCGGGCTGGCGTGGATCGCCTGCACGACCGATCCGGGCCTGACGACGGCGGCGGTGAGCAACGGCACGTTGACCGTGACGACGGCCGCGTCGACGACGGGCACGATGAATGTCCTCCTCCTCGGGCATCCGTAGGACCGGCGGATGACCCGGCCCGCAAGGCGCCGTCCGGTGCGGCAAGCCGCGATGCTCGCCGGCCGGACGGCGCCCCCACATCACCGGAGAGGCCGGAGAACAAAAAGCCAATGAAAAACAGCGGATATGCAATCGGAATGTTGCTGGTGCTCGCCGCGGCCGGCGCGCGGGCGGAGAACGTGATCTGGACGGGCGTGCTGGATGCGGCGCCGACCTCGGGGACGTCGACGATCACCTGGACGACGTATGAACGGGCGGACCGGACGCGCGCGCCATGGAAACTGTGGATGCTCGACTGGGCGAGCAACAGCGACGGGATCTACCAGGTGACGACGGATCAGATTCAGGGGCGGCTGGCGTGGCTGGTGACGAATCCGGACGACGGCGCGACAAGCCCGACTGACAATTACGACATCACCATTCTGAGCAACGGGATCGATCTGCTGGGCGGGGCCGGGCTCAATCGGG